TCTCGAGCGTGCCGTCGCGGCCGTGAACGCCATCCGCGCCCCGCTCGCCGGGCTCACCTCGGGCGCCTGGCGCGCCATCGCGGCCGGCCACGCCCGGCTGCCCATCGCGTCCCGGTGTGCCTTCGGGACCGGCGGGGCCGGGCGGCCCGTCCGCGCCGCTGGCGCCAGGCGGCCCGGGGGGCCCAGGGACGGCGCTGCGCGCTTCGAGGACGGTGAGCCGTTCGCAGAGCGGCGCCGTCGCGCTGCGCACAGCCACGCTGATCACGTTCGCGAGCCGCTCGCTCTCGGTCATGCCGCGAACTCCTTCAGCACCAGGTCGAGGACCTCGTCGTAATCGACGGCGACGGCCTTCGCCGGGGGCCCGTCTTGCGGCGCGCCATCCTGCGGCGGCGGCGGTGGCCCGGGCGTCACCGGCGGTTTGACGTTGTCGCTCCCGAGCTTCTCGAGCGGCCAGTTCTGTTTTTGCAGATAGACCTGGTCGCCGCCCGGCACGGGTGGCAGGTTGAACTTCGCGCGCGCGTCGTTCGGCTTGTAGATGCCGCCGATCACGCCCTTCGTCGCGACCTCCATCCGTTGCACCGAATCCATGCGATCCAGCGCCTCGATGTCGAATTCGACTTCATAGGGCGTTTTCAGCTCGAGGCCTTCCGTCAGGCAGAGCTCGAGCGATTCGAAGTGAATCTGCAGGCACTGGCCGTAATAGAGCTGCCCGAGCGCCTCGACGTTGTTGTAGCTGGGCAGCGGCCCGACGCCGACCATGAACGGCGGCACGTGGTAGACGCCGCAGATCTTCTCGTCGCCCCAGTGCAGTTGATCGATCAGCTGCGCATCGACCGCCGACATCACCGGCGGCTTCTCGAAGGTCAGCCCATCGCCGAGGACCGCGACCTTGCCGATGTTCTTTTCGCCGGCGTAGTTCTCCTGCCAGTACTTCTCGAGTCGCGCCGCGGTCTCGGCGCTGATTTGCTTGGGCGCCGTCAGCACGCCGCCGATCTGCGACCCGTGCTTGAAGAGCTGCGTCGCGTTGTTGATGATCGCGAGGCCTTCCATCGCGGCATGGCCGCAGGCGTAAATCGGCGACAGCCCGACGAGCGGGTGATAGAGCGCATACATCGTGTCGTGGATGAGTTCGCTCGCGGGGACGACGACCGAGGCCTCGGTCACGCCGGCCAGCACGTCCTGCTGCAGCGCGTAGTAGACGTCGCCGGCGGGCGTCACCATCGGCTGCACGCGCATCGGGTCGAGCAGATAGAGATCGGTCACGACCCCGCGGCCGTCCCGCACCTTCAGCGCGTACGCGTTGCCGCGCAGCAGCTTCGAGAGCACCCACGACTCGTAGAACTGAATGCGGTTCTGGAAGTGATTCGGCCGCCGCAAGACCGGCGAGTAGGCGGCGTTGTCGACTTCGGTCTCGATGTCGTCACTGTCCTCCTGGACGAGCTTCGGCCGGCACTTCGCGATGTCGCCGGCGATGAGCGTCACGCAGGACCACACCGTCGGATGCGTCGCCGCCTCTTCGACGCCGACGACGATGCCGCGCTGCCAGGCGCCGGCGAAGCTCTCACGGATGACGGGCCACCAGCCGCCAGAGATATGCGTAATGAGATCGGTCGGCGGCGCGGCTTTCTCGACGCCCAGCCAGCGACGGAGGGCGGTCCGGGGGGAGAGCATCAGTCTTCAGCGCGCAGGTCGCGCCGCTTGTGGCGGCCGACGGGCGGGGTGGAGGCGGGATCGTCGTCGACGCGCTCCGCGGCGCCGACGCTGATAAGCACGTCGCCGGCATCTTCGGTCGCTTCGAAGACCTCGCCGGGGAGCTGCCCTTGCGGGCATTCCTTCAGCGCGCGGTACTTGCGGAGAGTGAAGTTATCGAGTGGCATGTCGTCGCCCTCAACGCAGGGGACGCCCGCGTCGACCATCCACCGAGCGCGGCAGACGGCCGACGCGCGCCCTGGGAATTACGCCTTGTAGGCCGAGTTGTAGATATAGCGGGCCGCCTGCGGGCGGCGCAGCTTCCAGTTGATCTCGCGCGTGGCCTTCAGGCCCAGGAGGCCCGCCTGCCAGAACGAGACGAGCGAGGCGCCCGTACCGCTGATACCGCTCTGCGCCGAGCCGGAGTCGACCATCTCGACCGACGCCTGGTCGCTCGCATCCACCGTCACGACGCCATCGTCGGCGAGGTACACCTCACCGGCCTTGACGGCGACGATGATGTTCGAGACCGGTGACCCGACCCCGACCATCGCGGTCGTCGTGATGACCGGGAAGCCGAGCAGGTTGCCGCCCTGCATCGTCAGGCCCGGGAAGACCGGGTTGCCGAGCGAGGTGATCATCAGCGAGATGTTCAACGCGTCGACCGTCGACATGATGAGCACGATATCTTCGGGCGACAGGTTGGCCGCGGCGAAGGTGGCGAGCAGCGTCGCCAGGTCGGTGCGCAACTGCGCCGCGCTCGGGCCCGTCGGCAGGATCGGCGTCGTCCCGTTCGTGATCGACGCCGGCGACACGTTGGCGACAGCCGCCTTCGCCGGGTCGATGAAGTCGCGATCCTGTTTCGCGATGATGGCCGCGGCGATGTCGTCGCGCACTTTCGCTTCCGCGCTCGGGTTCGAGAAGCGGATCTCTTCCTTGGTCAGCACGGCGAGCGCCGCGATTTTCGACCAGGTCAGGGAGGTGAAGAAGCTGGTCGCCTTGCTCAGCAGCGCCGGCAAGCCCTCTCCCACCCAGTTGGCCGTCAGCCCCGCCGAGAAGCCGCTCACGCGGGTGTTGAACGGCACGCGCCGCAGACTCGGATACGTGGTCCCGTTCTGCGTCGTGCCGAACTTCCCGAGAATCGTCCCCGGGCGCAGGAACGTGATGAAGTCGTCCATGATGTTGTACGGCACCATTTCCGACGCCCACCCGCTCACCGACGTCGCGGCGGCCCCGACGGCGGCCTTGGTCATGTAGTCGATCATTTTCACGAGCGGGACCGCGTCGTCGCCGTAGCTTTGCCGCGCATACTCTTTCGCCTGCAGCTCGTTGCCGCGCGCCATCGCCATACACATCGCGGTGCGCGCGAACAGGATGCCGGGCTCGAGCTTCTTCGGCAGCACCATCACGCCCGTGCGGGACGTCGACGCGGTCTCGATCGTGGTCCCGTGGACCGGCACGGCCGCCTCTTTATCGCGCTTCTCGGCCGCGCGCAGCCGCACGAGCTGCCCGTCGATGTCCTTGACATCGAGCGCGAGCCCGTCGTGCTCGTCCTTCTCGGCCTCCGTCAGGGTTTCGCCGGCGTCGCCGGACTTTTCCAGCAGTTCGTCCATGCGCGCGGTCTTCGCGGCGCGCGTCGCTTCCCAGCCGCTGATCTGTTCACCGTATGTTTTCTTGGCCATCGGAGATTTCCAGCGCATCGAGACGACGCGCGGTGAGTCCGAAACGCCGGACAGTGAACGGGGGACCAGGCGCGCGCGCGGGCCTGACGCGGCCGCGGCGCTGGTGTCGTAGGCACGGATCGTCTGAATCGACGCGTCGGCATTCGCCGGAATCGTCACGGCACTGAGCTCGAGCCACTGCCACCGCAGGAAGTGAAAGCCGCCGGTGACCTTGTCGTAGCTCTCCTCGAGCGCCATGAACCCGATCGACAGGCCGCGCACGAGCCCGAGCGCGATCGACTGCCACGCCATGTCGAGGCGATCTTTCAGCACGCCGGGCACGTCGGTCTTCGCGATCTGTGCCGTGATCTCGATCGCGTCGCCGACCTGGTGCGCCTGCGTCACCATGCCGATCGGGGACTTGCTGTCGTGCTGCCAGAGGAGCGGGAGCGGGAGCGCGAACTCGGCGCCGGCGGGTTCGACCACGTCGCCGTAGCGGTCGGTGGAGGCAGAGGTCGCGACGCCGGTGAGCGTGCGGCGCTCGGCGTCAACCGCCTTCAGCTCGAGCCGAGCATAGGCGCGGCGCGGCGTGGTTTCACGTGAAACGGCTTCGGGCATGTCTGATGCCCGAAAAGTGTGCGCTTACCGTTGAGGTTTCGTCTTACGAAACCCGGTCACTTGATCGGATCGGTGAGGCGGAAGACGCCCGGGAACGGACGCCGGTCCTCGACGTGCGTATCGATCATCTCGCGCAAGATCCCAGAGACATCCGTCCCGCGCGCGGCGGCGACCCGTCGCAATTCGAGGCGTTGCGCGGTGGTCACGCGGAGCGTGAGCGTCGTGTCTGTGCGCGTCCCGTAGATCGACGGCCGGCCTGGTGGTCGTTTGTCAGTCATGGCGCCCCTCCGATCACAAACATCTGGTATTCCGGCTCGGACTCCGGCGGCAGCGTCGCGAGCTTGCGCGCCATGAGCGCCGCGATGACCGGGTCGATCCGCCCGCGGCTTTTCTTCTTCACCGGGTAGATATTGTCTTTCCCGTCGCGCTGCACCACGACGTTGCTGATGCACCACGCCATGAGCGGATGGCCGCCGGCGTCGACCAGGCCGTCAAGGACGTCCGCTTCGAAGTCTTTCGACGGGCCGCTCATCTGCGCCAGCGTCTGCGGAATCTCGACGACCGGGAACCCTTCCGCCTGCAGGTCCTGCTCGAGATTGCCGGCATTCCACGGATCGAACCCGATCTGCTGCACATCGAACAGCGCCACGGCCTCGCGAATGATGTCGACGACGACGCCCTGGTCGATGCGGTTACCCGGGTTCGTCCGCAGGAAGCCGCGCTCGATCCACACGCGATACGGCGCTCGGTCCCGCAATGCCCGCTCGTCCACCGTGTCTTCCGGGGTCAACGCCCACACGACCAGGCGCCATCGGCGGTCACTCCCCCCCGCGACCGGCGGAAACGCGGCCACGATCGCCGTCAGGTCAATCTTCGAACTCAGATCAACCCCAAGGCAACACGGCCGGCCGCGCAAGTCCTCGGGAATCACAAAGCGACTATCAGTCGACCAGACCGTTTGCCCGTGCCGCCAGCCGTCGAGGGACAGCCACGGCGCATTCGTATTCACCCAGAGGTTCAGCCGCTTCTGCTTAAACTCCGCCGCAGCGCTCGGCATGTTCTTCGCCTTCAGCGCGAGCTTCCGCAGATCGTCGGGATTCACCGAGAGGCCGAAGTGCGGATTCGCCTTCTGCCACGTCCGCTCGTCGAGCCAGTCATCGTCGACGTCGGCGTGGGCAATGAACGCAAAGAACGCCAGCGTCGAGGCATCGTCCTCGAGGACCCCGTCGAGAATCTTGCACGCGTAGTCGTGCTGGTCGCCGCACGGCGACACGAGATCGTTGCCCGCGGTCGTAATCTGGAAATTCAGGAACGTATCGCGCGCGCCGGTCGCGCTCTCCATCACGTCGAGCAGGTCACGCACCTTGAACGCGTGGAGCTCGTCGACGACGATCACATACGGGTTCAAGCCGTCCGTTGTATCCGAATCGGACCCGAGGGGCTCGAGCTTGCTCGAGGTCTCGTCGCGATGCAGATTCGCCGCACTCACCGTGATGCGCGCCAGCAGCGCCGGCGTGATTGCGACGAGTTTCTTCGCGTCGTTGAAGACGATTTTGGCCTGCTTCTCCTTCGTCGCGATGACGTAGCCCTCCGCGCCCGGTTCGCCCTCGAAGAACACGGCATAGATCGCCACGATCGCCGCTTCGAAGGACTTCCCCTGCTTACGTGGTAGCTCGTTGTAGGCCGTCGTGAACCGCCGATAGCCCGTCTCGATATGTCGCCAGCCGAAGATCGACCCGAGGCGGAAGACTTGACTCTCCGTCGGCTCGAAGAGGTGCCCGGCCCACTGCCGCCCTTTGTAGTGCTTGGCCTGGCGCGCGAAGTCGAGGAAGCGCAGCGCGCAGGGCTTCAGCCGGACGCGCGCGTCCCGCACCTCCCACACGAACCGAAACGGGAACCCCGGCGTCCCCTCGCGCGCGCGGTCGCGCAGATGTCGCGCGCAGGCCAGGCGGTGATACTTGCCCGCCGGCAGCTCGCCCGCCACCACGCGGCGCGCGTAGGCGTCGACTGGATTAGTTGACCGCGGCGTCATCGTCATCGAAATCGCTCAGCGCGTCCCCCTGCGCCGGCGGCCCCTCGCCGCCGCTCACCTTCGGCGCCCGAATCGCGGACGCCGGATTCAGAATCAGGTCGTTCTCGTAGAGCCGGCTCGCGAGCACCCACTGCCGGAGCTCTTTCAGCGTGGCCGACCGGTCCGCGCGATCCGCCGCCCGCCGGGACCCCCAGCGCCGCCGCAGATCCGCGACGACCGCCAGGGCGGTGCAATACTTTGCCAGCGTGTCGCGCGCCTTCAGCGTGAGCCGGTGCTCCGCGGCGAGCAGCGGCGCGTAGTACGTCCAGAAGCCCCGCTCCGCCCGCGAGAGGCCCGGCGGGGACGGCGCGCAGACGATCATCGCCGCGCCGGCGTCCCCCTTCGTCCGATGCTGCGGCCGGTCGCGGCTCCCGTGCAGCGCGCGCGTCGCGGCGTCCTTGACGGCCGGCCCGCTCTTGACGTGACCTCCCCTGGGCATCAGTCAAATTTCCTGGGGATCGGATCCGTTTGACCCATCCACGCATGTTGAAGACCCGG